TTCCGGAAGAACCCTCGTAAGAAGAGCCGCTTCCATCTCCAATGTTAATACGAAGTGCTTTACGTCCTTTAGTCCTAGTGCTGAACGTCCGGAGCATTTTTTCTTTTTCTTTTCGCTGCTCCAAATCAACAGCTGTTTCTGCTGTCTGCCTTTCTCTTTGAGTCTTTGCTTCTTCCATTCGTTTTGCAACTTCTCCCTCATTCTGAAGCTTTTTGAGGCGAAGGGCGGCGTCGGCTTTTTGTTCAGCAAGACGTTTTGCAGCAGCGGTAGAAGCCGCATTGTTGTTAGACGAAGATGGTTTGGAAGGGCGGCGAATAAGCCCCGCATTTCCTAGAAGCATTGACATTACACTCATGGGTAAAAAGGTTTTATAGGGTTAGATGGTTGAATTGTTTAGGATGTTTTGATTCTGAAGGTTGTATTTGTCAACCAGAAAATTCACTAGACTTCTTTTCCCTGCGTTCCACCAGACTTTCCTTTTGGAGTCCGAAAGAGAAGGATGTTGTTCCGGAACGATCTCATTCAGTGCGTCAATGAGGTCTTTAGGAATTATTGGGAAATTTTCAGAATCCATAATCAGCGGTCACGGTAGACAATAGCCTTCATTTTGGCAAGGGCAAATAAACCCCTGATTACGGAGCGTTCCATGTGGTCGATTCCGTCTTCTCCGTCCACAGAGATTGGCTCATCCCCTTCCCAGCGCATAGACGAGGTAATAGCGTGTCTTGCCGCCCGATCAGCGTGATGCCTCACGGTTTCCTTATTATACCAGATGTGCTCTCCGTGTTTGGCTTTGCCTCCACACATAACACGATCTATGATTTCGCATATAAGTGCCTTTAATTCAACAGGTTCCGGAGAACGCTGCTGTTCTATCCATGTGCCTTTCCAATCTAGTTTAAGGGAGTCCATATTTTGATTTTTTTGCTTTTCTTATTGTAATCCCCGAACCGGAGGATTCGTGCCACCTGAGCGTGAACCAAAGCGTCCAACTCAGTAAGCCCATTTTTTACGTAGGTATTTTTCACAATTTCCCACATATCTTCAAACGATTCTGCGAACCCTAGAAGAGCCTCGGCTTTCTTGGGGCCGACAGTAGGGCATCCTTTGTATCCGTCTACGGCATCTCCCATCAGGGCTTGCATCATCCAGAAGCGGTCTGCCTCAAGAGGACTTTGCTCAACAATGCCTAGATCGGGCTTGTCAGGGTTGTAAAACTTACAGGGGATGGTTTTGTAGTCTTTATCAATACCGACAATGATCATCTCTGAGTCCCTACGGATGTTCTCCGTGGCGTTGATTCCGATAACATCATCAGCCTCAAGTCTAGGGTAGATCAAGGCATTGTGTCGGAACAGCAAGTGCTCTCGGATATCTCCCAAGCAAAGAGGGCGGCGGGTTTTCTTCCGATGTTCTTTGTAGGTAGGAAGGATTTCCTGACGGAAGTTGTTGTGGTCAGACAGGCAGATAACTGCTTCATCTGCTTGGAGGTCTTCCATGAAGTTAGCGATACGGTTCTCCACCGAAGCAATGACCTCTTTGGAATAAGCGTGAAGAGTCCAGAACCCATCACCCCAATCAATAGGCTGCTCGGCTAAGATACTTTGCTGGTAAGCCAGCGTGTCGCCGTCGATTAACAATACTCGTTTAGTGCTCATTGTGATCCTTTCGTTTTGCTTGTCTTAGTTTCAGGTTTAGCTCGTAAAGTTGAATCATTGTTTCTGCTTGGTCTTGTTTTTCGATAAGGTAATCTAAAATGCAATCCAATAGGTCAACTGCTGTTTGTCCGTAATAACGCAAACTATAAACGGATTTATTTCCTTTTGTTTTTGCTTTTTGCTTAACAACTGTTCCCCCGAAAATACTGGAGATAAGTTTCATGGGGTAGGGGTTGCACGATTTAACACCCACTTCTGGAGAGTAGCCGTGCCATCTAAAACACCCTTCTCCGTCAAGGTAACCAGCAATGTAAGCTTTTTGGGTTTCTTTCATATTAGTGTGTCTCTGCCCAGTTGTTTCCGATTCGGTATTCCCCATCAAGAGGACAACGAAAATTGAAGTAGTTACCTGACTCCCTAATGCACTGCACCGATACTTGTCCGATATAGTCAGCAATGTCTTCCTTAGCCTCTATCTGCCACTCGTCGTGGACGTTAGCAACAAAAGCCCAATCAGTTGTTAAGTGACCTAGGAGAAACGTAGCAGCCTTCTTCATTACCAAAGCCCCTGCTGATTGCAAAAGCGTGTTAAGAGCGGCGTGTTGCGAGCGGATAGGAAGTTTTCGTCCGTCAAGACCAACCAGCCACCCACGGCTACTAGCCTTTTCCACAGCTTCTTTGAGGTATTTGAGAGCAGGGGTTTTCTTCAGGAAGTTTTCGCGTAGCTGCCTACCGACATCCTGCCCCTTACCGACGATGCTTCCGATCTTTGCATCACCCGCTCCATAAAGGAACGCATAGATAAAGGTCTTGGCATTGTCTCGTGTAGGGAGTCCAGCAGCCGTCTGGTTTGCGGTGTGAATGTCGCCCTCTAAAAGCTCCTTAGCGTAATCCCCATTGTCCCACCGTGCCATGTAGTGAGCTAGACAACGTAGCTCCAATCCGGAAGCGTCACAGCCAACCATCTTGTATCCACGAGGAACCGTGAAAAGCTCTCGGCATTCCTTTCCGTAAGCCGCCCTCACAGCAGGAACTTGAGCAATGTTCGGCTTACTGTGTGTGCAACGTCCGGTAACGGCTCCGTTGGTGTTTACTCGTCCGTGAATCCGTCCGCTTCGTTCCAGCTTAATCCACGCCTCTTTGCCCTCCGCAAGCTGTCCAATACGCTTTTGAATCGTAAGATACTCAAGTAGAGGAGTAGCTTCAGGGAAGTCCAACTGAGAAAGAACCGATTCATCCATCTTGGGTCTGCCGTCAGGAGTAAACTCTTTAGGCTCCCATCCGTATTTCTCCGAAAACCGTTGCGCGATTTCATCGCGGCTTCCGCAGTTGAAGGGGATTTCTTTCTTGTGAGGCTCTCCGTCTTTGATCAGCGCAAGAGCATCCTTTTGGGTCATGGTCTGTTCTTTTGCCCACGCCTTAGCATACGCAGTAGCCTCTCCCTTGGAAGAAAACACTTTGTCAAAGAAGGTATAGTGCCTCTTCTTCATGATCTCGACTTTGGGTTCAAAGATGCTCTGAAGCTTTTGCTCAATATCAATCCGCTTCTTGGCGAGAGTTGCGTAAAGAGCGTTGGCTTTCTTGACATCGAACAAGATTCCATTCTTCTCCTGACCATAGATCAACGTAGCAAAATCGTGCTCAAGCTCCACAGCCCTCGGATCGGGGCGTTGATCTTGGATCATCTGCCACAAACGACGAGTAACCATGACATCCTGAGCGCAGTAATCTTCCATCTCCTGCGACCAGTGCTCAAAGCTGTTCTTTTCCTTGAAGTCGCCTTTGTAGATTCCGAGACGATATCCCCAAGCTTTCAGCGAATGCGATCCGATGAGGTTCTTCGGGAACGCTGAGTCTTTGTTAACACGATGAAAGTCACGTTCCTTCATATCGGCAAACATGAACCTAGTGTAGATCAGTGTGTCCCTGACAGTCTTGGGAGAGAACGCTGGGTAAAGCTTTTGCAGAACCGGAACGTCAAATCCGATTGCATTGTGTCCGACTATGACATCAGCTTCCTCAAGGAGTTTCAGTCCTTCCTCAAGATTGTTGCTTTGTGAGTTGAATCGGAAAAGCTGATCAGCAGCGGGGTCATATGCGACCAAGCAATGCAGCTTTGTTGCTTTCTCAACGAGGTGATCCGTTTCGGTATCAAACAGTAGGGTTCTCATAGCTCGTAGTATTCTGGATATTTCAGGTTCAGTTCAAGCTGTTCTTCGCTTTCCCTGTCTTTAATTTTGTTGATGAGCTTCTTCTTGTTTTTTGGCTTTTCTGATTTCGGTGAATCTTTCAAAAAAGCAAACTCGGTTTGTTTGGGTTGTTTTTTCATTAAAAAAGTGTCGGGGTGTCTTAGATTTTATGCGATTACTAGACAGGGTATGAAAACTAACCAGAGGAACAACAACGAAACTCCGCCGCAATCCCTTTTACCCCGACAAAATTTAAAAATCTTGTTTTTTGTTTTCCATTTGTTCCGGTATTTCAGGCTCAGTGTGAACCTCACGCAGCCTACCTTCTTCCGGATTGTAGCCAAGACTACAGGCAAGCCCAGTTTCTCCACTGAATCGGTTTTTAAGGACACGAACTCGTGTAACGTGTTTATTCTGTTCATCTTGCTGGTTTCTTTCCAACCCTAGCACCATGTCGCTTAGCTGGGCAATGCCAGCGGAACCGCGCAGTTGTGATAGAGACGTAGCCGCTCCCTCTTCGTGACCACGGCCATCAGGACGTTTAAGGTGACTGACAAGGATAACCCCTATTTTAAGCTCTTCGACCAAAGACCGGAGCTTGGTCATGACGGAATCAATAAGCCTACGCTCGTCTCCCTCCCCGAAAGCACTGACCACAATGCTAAGGTGATCAAGAAGTATCCAGTTGCATCCGCATCCGTGAACCATGTAACGTATTCGGTTAAGCAAGTTGCTGGACTCTATGGAACCGAAATGATCATAGGTGTAGAACTTTCCTCCCCCGATAATCTCGTCAAACGCTTCTTTAAGCTGCTCTTCGTTGACCGACATCTCAAGATGTAGCGGCTTGTTAAGATGGATGCCAAGCATACCCAGCACAGTCCTACGGACGCTTTCCTCAAGGGCAATGTATCCGACAGCTTGGCCTGATTGAACCAACCAGTGAGCAATC